GTCGTCGCCGACCTCGGCCACCGTCCCGGCCTCGGGCTTCGCCAGCGTCAGCGTCACGTCGCTGACCAGCGCGTTGATCACGCGCGCCTCCTGCAGCGTCCCGGTGTCGTCTACCTTGCTCTTCTTCATCGCCGTTTCCCTCCCCCAAAGCCGTAGAGCAGTTCGAACGCGAGCGTCGCTGTCTCCGGCCAGATGATCGACGCGGGCACGCGGACCACCCGCGCCACCCGCAGCTTCAGGGCGAGGGACATCGTCGCCTCGCGGTAGAGCGACGCCCGCCCGATGCCCGCCCGCTTGGCGATGAGCGCCGCAGGCTGGGGGATGAGCTTCAGGAGCAGCGTCAGCCGCCCCCGTTTGGGCGACGCCGCCAGTGCCGCGATGAGGTCGTCTCTCGTCATGGGGAGTAGGATGCCACGTCCCGCGTGCGCTGCAGCAAGTATCTGCAGGACGGGCCGAAACGAGAGAAAAGCCCAATGTTTAGGGGGGCTTGACGCGGTGGCTAGGTTTCGACGTATACTTGGCAGGTCGTCGCGATTGTCGCGGCGACGCACTGGAGAGACACCGATGACGAAGCTCACCGCTGCCGCCGAAGCCGCCCAGCAGAAGTTCATCAACGCCGTCGAGGCGAACGACGCCCTGCTGCACGCCCTCCGCATCCAGATCAACCCGAAGAGCGTCACGCTGACCAGCTTCGATGACCACGCGGTGAGCGCCGCCGTCACGCTCGCGCACCGCGCGGGCCTGAGCGCCACGACCTACGTCGTCCCGACCTTCGGCGGCGGCAAGAAGTTCGCCGTCCGCGTCCGCTAACTCGTCAACCCTCGTTCACTGGAGATCAGACCAATGGCTCACAACATCGCAACCATCAACGGCCAGTCGTCCATCGCCTACATCGGCTCGACCCCGTGGCACGGCCTCGGCACCCGCCTACGCGGCGACGTGCGCTACTCCATCGACCAGTCGCTCGCGGCGGCTGGCCTCGACTGGACCGTCATCCTTGAGCCGCTCTACGACGGCACCGGCTCGCTCATCCCGCTCGGCCAGTTGGCCCGGCGCTCGACCGACCTCGCGCAGTTGGCGGTGGTCGGCCCGTCTTACGCGGCGGTGCAGAACCGGCAGGCCGTCTCGATTCTGGAGACGGCGGTCGAGGAACTGGGCGCGACCATCGAGGTCATCGGCTCCCTCGGGCGCGGCGAGCGGCTCTGGGCGCTGGTGCGGCTGGCCGGGGCGACGGTCGATGTCACCGGCAACGGCGACAGCGTGCAGGGCTACGCGCTCCTGACGTGGTCGCACGACGGCAGCGGCGCGGTGAAGATCATCGCGACCGGCACCCGCGCGGTCTGCCAGAACACCATCGCGCTGGCCCGCAGCGAGGCCCACGCGAACGTCGTGAGCATCCGCCACACCACGTCGGCGGCGTCGCGCGTCGAGCAGGCGCGGGCGCTCTTCACCGGCCTGACCAAGTCGCTGATCGCCACGGGCGAGAGCTTCAAGCAGTTGGCCCAGCGCAAGCTGAACCCGAGCGAGGTCATCGCCTACATCGAGTCGGTGTTCCCCGGCGAGGTCGTCGGCGGCAAGCTGGTCGTCAACGACACGCTGGCGAAGCGCCGGGCGACGGTGTCGCGGCTGGTCTTCGAAGGCGTCGGCGTCGAGCAGGCGACCGTCCTGACCGGCGGCGACCCGAACGCGTGGTCGGTCTACAACGCCGTCACGGAGTACTTCGACCACGTCCGTCCTGCCGAGGCATCCTCGGTCAGCGGTCGCCAGCGGGCGAACGAGTCGGCCCTCTTCGGCGCGAACGCCGAGGTCAAGGTGCTCGCCCTCACGCAGGCCCGCCAGTTGGTGGCGGCGTAACACCTCACCCGCCGGGGGCTTCGGCCCCCGGCCTTCACTGGAGACGACCATGAGCTTCCCCCGCATCCCCGTCCTCGCCCGGCAGCAGCCCGGCGAAACCGCCGAGGCGTTCGGCCTCCGCGCGTTCTGCTACCTCGTCACCGAGGGCGTCCCCGTCGGCCTGCTCGACCGCGAGCAGCAGGCGTCGGCCCTCCACTTCTCGCTGGTCGCCGTGACCGCCCCGGATGTCGCCGACGCCGTGCGCGCCCGGTGGCACGCCGTGCGGCACCAACTGGCGCAGGCGCTCGCGCAGCCGGTCGTCGCTGAGACGGCCCCTCCGGCGGCTCCTGCGGCCCGCCAGAGCACGAACCTGCCCGGCGGCGCGCGTGTGCCCCGCCCGGTGCCCCCGACGCCCCAGCGGCCTCCCAGCGCCGCTGTCAGCCTCGTCTCGGGCAAGCCCCTGCCGTCGCCTGCCGAGGCCGCTGCCCGCATCGCAGCGGTCCAGCAGCGCGTGCGGGCCGCGCTCCCCGCCCTCGCGGCGGTCGCGCAGGAGGATGCACTGTGAAGTGCTGGCTCTGGACCGGCACTCGCCGCCCTGACGGCTACGGCGTGGTGAAGCACGCCGGTCGTCTCTGGCGGGTGCATCGCCTCGCCTACGAGGTGTTCGTCGGGCCGATCCCGCCGGGGCAGTGCGTCCACCACCGCTGTGGCGTCCGCGCGTGCATCAACCCGAACCACCTCGCCCTGATGTCTGGCGCTGCCCACGGGCGGCACCACAAGCCTCGACACACACACTGCCCGAAGGGGCACGCCTACGTTCTACTCGGCAGCGGGCATCAAGCCTGCCTCGTCTGCCGGGCGGCTCGGAAACGCGCTCGATACGCTCGAAAAGGAGCATGACCATGTCAACGCCACTTCGTGACCTGCTACCACCCGGTGAACCCGTCGCCAATGCCATCCTCGACGCGGTCGCAAACCAACGGCGGATCCTGATCGTTGGGACAAAGGCTGGCAACCTGCCGCAGTGGGTCGCCGACGACCCGCGCATCTGCCTCTGGCCCTCAGAGGGGCCGGAGATCGACAAGGCCGCGAACCTGCGCGGCGACATCGGCGTCGTGCTGTTCTTCAAGTGGATCGGCCACCGACAGCACCGCCGCGTCTGCGACCTCGCGAAGGGGACGCAGACCTTCGTCCACCCGGCGCTGCTCGGGACCGGCGAGGTGCGCCGCCTGCTGCAGCCGCTGCAACCGAAGACACTGGAGACGCCGAAGCACCCCGACGCCCCGAGCGAGAAGTGGACCGGGTCGCTGTTCAGCTTCATCGAGCGCAACTACGTCTACGGCAGCGACCACGGCCACCAGAAGGCCGAGGCCGAGCGCCTGCTGCGGTCGGCCTACACGCACGGGTTTACGACGACGCTGGTGTCGGTGCAGTCCACCGTCAGCGTCGTGCGCCGGGGCATCGAGCGGGCGCTGGAGGAGGAGCGCCTCAAGCACACCCCGGTGCCGCCTGACGTGCCCGACCTGCTGTCGATGCGCCTCGACCCGGCCAACGTGCCGACCCTGACGGTCACGCCGGGGGCGCAGGCGGCGCTGGAGGCGGTCGCCGCCGACCTGCCCCAGAAGCCCTCTGTGGCCGCGCTGGTGGCCGCTGGGGCGACGACCGAGGCGGCAGTGGACACCTCGCTCACCGAACTGCTGCGGATGCTGGACGACGCCGTGGCGGTTCTCGGGCTGGCCCGCGAGCAACTGGTCGGCCTGAGCGCCCAGAACGCCGCCCTGCGCGGCAGTCGTCAGGCGCTGCGAGACAAGCTGATGGCAGTTTTCGAGGGAATATGAGGGGGTTGACAGTCCGCTAGGTTTGGGCGCATACTCTTCTGGTGGGGCGGCGTTGGGTCGCCCCACCAGACACTGGAGAACGACCAATGGCAAAGCTCACGAACGTCATCAACACCCCCTTCGGCAACTTCACCCGCAAGTCAGGCACCGCCTACGGCTTCGCCGCCGTCGCCGAAGCCGCCGTGAACCCGGAAGCCGGGCTACGCGTCACGGGCAACCGCATCGGCGACCCGGCCCTCTCGGAAACCTACGAGTACCAAGGCAAGACGCACCCCGGCACGCAGCGCGTCCGCTACCACATCGTCTGGTCGCGCACCGAGGCGGGCGCTCGCAAGAACGCCGAGGGCTATGTCTGGCAGGCCGCACGCTGCGTCGGCGTCTACCCGGTTGACCACTTCGGCCTCGCCGCCGAGCCGCTGAAGCTCGCCGGGGCGTGGCGCGGCGACGCCAACGGACGCAACGACTGACCACCCGCCGGGGGCTTCGGCCCCCGGCCTCACTGGAGACACTGACATGGACCGCCAGACCGCCTCGACCCACCTCGCGAAGGTGTTCGCCTTCCTCGCCTGCGGCAAGCCCGAGCAGGCGAGGCCACACGCCGACGCGCTGATCGCGTGGCTGCAGAGCTTCTGACCCTCGACCACTGGAGACACGACCATGAACAGCATCCCCGTCACCCCGGCCCTGCGGAAGGCGATCAACGCCGCCGTCCGCGCGAACACCAGCGGCTTCGCGCCCTGCGCGGAGGTCGGCCTGCGCGACTGCTCGCCGAACGGCGACGGCGCGAACCTGCCGAACGCGCTGAACTGGACCGACGACAGCGACCTCGGCGACTTCGTCGCGCTGCGCGCCATCAAGGCCATCGACGCGCACGCCGCCGCGCCGGGCTGCGCCGAGCTTGACCTCTACGTCACCTCGACCTACATGGGCGAGCGCCAACTGGAGACGAACGTCTGCGTCCTCATCCGCGACGGCGCGGTGCTCGGCGCGACCTCCGAGTCGCACCTGATCGCGAAGCTGAAGGCGCACTTCGGCTTCCCCGTCGGCAACGGTTTCTAACCCCTCGACCACTGGAGACACGACCATGACCAAAGACCTAGAAGTCGCCGCCCTCGACGCGTTCATCGCGAAGCTCGGCCCGCACACCTACCTCGGCCCGTGGCTGGCCGACCAGCGCGACGCCATCGTCCGCGACATCGCGACGGACATCCTGCCGTCGCCGATGCTGCCGAGCACGGCCCACCGGGTGGCCGCGCAGATCGTCGCCGACGCGAAGGAGGCCGCGACCGTCATCACCGACCTCGCCCGCGACAAGGCCGACGTGCTGCGCCGCGAGACGGAGAAGGCGTGCGGCGAGCGCCGGGGCTACGTCGCCGCCATCATCGAACGCGCGGCCTCCGAGGCCGTCGGCGTCCTGAGCGGGAGGCGGGCGTAGGGCCGAAAAGCCCAAGGTTTGACGGGGGCTTGACAGCAACCTACCGCTGGGTGTCTAATCATTGGGTGGGGCGGCGCTGGGTCGCCCCGAGACACTGGAGACGACAATGACCATCACTGCGAAGTTCGCCGGAACCTGCACCATCTGCAAGTCAGCCATCACCCCCGGCCAGAGCATCATCTGGGCACGCGGCGCTGGCTCCAAGCACGCCAACCTGAGCGACTGCCAAGCCGCGCAGGCGCTCGCCGCCGTCGCGGTGGCAGCGTCTGCGGTCGCCCCGGCCCCGCGCCCGGTCGTCAGCCTGAGCGGGCTGGTGGCCTTCCTGAAGGCGGCGCGTGAGCGCGGCCTCAAGTTCCCCAAGACGCGCTTCGCGGCCCCCGGCAACGGCGAGCTTCTGCTCTCGCTGGCGGGCGACGACTCGCGCAACCCCGGCAGCGTCTACGTCAAGCTCAACGGCGAGTACGTGGGCAAGGTGACGCGCGAGGGCGCGGCCTACGGCGTGGACGCCCTGCTGCCGACGCTGCAGGCCATCGAGGCCGACCCGGCGGCGGCTGGTGCCGCCTACGGCGCGCTGACGGGCCGCTGCTCGTTCTGCGGCCTCGGCCTGACGGACGAGGGCAGCGTCGAGGTCGGCTACGGCCCGGTGTGCGCGAGCCGCTACGGCCTGCCGCACAAGGCCAAGGGCAGCGCCAAGGTCGTGCCGGTGGTCAACGTGGCCCCGGTCGCCGACAAGGTCGCCGCGTGGGTGAAGGTCGCCGAGGCCGCGTATGACGCGCAGCCCGGCTTCACGCCGCGCGAGGCGCGCCACGACGGGCGCGTGGTGGTGGAGCTTGCCGCCGACGACCGACTGTAGACGACGGACGACTGGGCGCGGGCATGGTGCTCGCGCCCCACTGGAGAGACGACGATGACCAAAGCACTCCGACCGGCAGGCGACTCAGGGCAAGACAACTTCGACCACCAGCTTGGGCAACTGCACAAGCTGCCGGAGGCGGCGCAGACCCGCCCGGCGACCGTGCGCTCGACCGACATCGTGTCGAGCGAGACGTTCATCATCCAGACCGTGCGGTTCGACAAGGGCGACTACCTCTTCGTGGAGCACGTCGCGAAGAACCGCACGACGCGGATCGTGTTCCCGCCGCACGTCACCGAGGTCATCGCCCGGCAGCGCGACGCCGTGGCCTACCTCGCGAAGCGCAAGCAGGGCCAGCGGCTGGCCGAGGCGCAGCAGGACGCGCCGACGCGCCCGAACCCGCTGCTCGACCCGAAGGTCCGCGAGAAGGCGCGGGTCGCGCGAGCGGCGAAGGCCGCAGCCCGACGTGCGCGGCGCGAGAAGCGCAGCAAGTAGTTCATCCGGGTGGGGGCTTCGGCCCCCGCCCTTCACTGGAGACACGACCATGCCGAAGAAGACGATCACGGGACGCACGCAGGAGCAGCTGGAGCGGATCGCGATCATCCGCGCGATCAACGACGAGGTCAGCGCCGGGCTGGAGATTCGCCACTACCGCTGGGAACGCGCCGTCGCCCACGCGCCCACGCAGGCGCTGCAGGCGGCGCTCACGCATCTGCAGGAGGCGCGGAAGATCATCCAGACCGTCAGCGGCGGCGCGACGGAAGGCGGTGGCAAGTGATCGCCACCATCCTCTTCGTCATCGGCTTCGGCATCCTCTGCGGCCTCTGCTGCGCGGGAGGGAACTGATCATGCGCGACCCCAAGAGCATCGCTCGCGTGAGCGGCTACAGCTACGCGCAGGAGTATCACCTCGACTGGGAGACGCGCACCGCGATGTTCTGCCAGCAGGTCTGCACCGAGGCGCACTCGCTGTCGATGCCGACGACGAGCGCGATGCGCCACGACCGCACGCTGACGCTGCTGGGCGACCCGCCCGTGCGCGGCGTGACCTTCACCATCGTCGGCCCCGTCGGCGCGCCGGAGCGACACGCGCTCGGCAGCGGCTGGGTGCAGAAGCAGGAGAACCCGACGTGAGGAACTACCCGACGTTGATGCACTACTACGACTTCAAGCGCCCCACCGCGCAGGGCGAGCGCGTCCTCTGCGGGCGCGACCTCGCCAGCGTGCGCTGGAAGTTCCCACCGGACGCTGCCAGCCTGACCACGTCGTCGGTCTGCCGAACGTGCGCCAAGCGGCATTGGAAACAGAAGAGGAACTAGCCCATGACCATCGACGTGACGATCCAGACCAACGGCACCGACTACCGGGAGCAGCGCACCACCGTGCGCCTGCCCCCGGAGGTGCATCAGGTCCGCTACAACCCCGCGACCTCGACGCGCACCGCCGAAGTGATCGGCGACCGGCGCAAGCTCGCCCGCACGCTGCGCGAGGCAGGCTACGTCGTGGAATGGGACGACCCGAACCCGGCGGTCGCGCTCGGCTCGCGCACCTCGCCCGCTCGCGCGGCGGCGTCGGCGCACAACGGCACGCTGTCGAAAGGACGCCCGCCGAGCACGGCGCTGATCTGTCCCGAGCCGCTGCTGACCTCGCTGCTGCGGCTCGACAAGGGCACGCTCGCCGACCTGCTCTTCATGCTGGCCGACGGCGATGGCGACGAGGTGCGCGTGGCGATGCGGGACACGGCAGCGGCGCGGCAGCGGCTGACGCCTGACGAGGTGACGCGATGACGAAGCCGACACCGGCTGACGTGTTCGCCGCGATCAACAGCGCACAAGCCGGGGTGCCCGTGCGCCCGGCCCCGCCGATACCGGAGGCGGCGCTGCGGCGCTGGCGACTCGACCTGCGCGCCCGGCACGAAACGCCCGCCGCGACCGGCGCACGGCTGGCGCGAGCCGCGCTTCAGAAGACCCTGCTGCGCGTGCTGCGACAGCGCGTGCGCGCCCTCACGCGCCGTCGGTAGTGTCGTCGCTCGGCGGTGTTGCGCCCATCAAGCGCAGCGCCGCCGCCAGCAGCGTGACCGGCACGCCAAACTCCCGCGACAGCTTCTTCATCCCCGCCCAGCCTTCGTTCGCCATCGTCTTGAGCAGGTATTCGTGGTTCTTGTCGAGCGAGAGCCGCCCGCCCGAGCGCCGCTTCAGTTCCGCGTCGATGCGGAGCTTGCGCTCGGCGAGGCCCGGCATCGCCACGTCGAACCCCAGCCCCGGCTTGATCCCCTCGGCCAGCGGCTCGATCTGTGGGTGATACCCCTGCCCGAACTCCGACCCGTGCAGGTTCCACTTGTTCGTGTCGTAGTAGCCCGACCAGACCTTCATCTCCAGCCCGCCCGGCTGGCCGTGCGCTTTGTTCACGTCCTTCGCCAGCTTCGCGAACGCCTTCGGGTCCATGCCGAGGTTCAGCAGCACCATCTCCTTGCCGGTGTAGCTCTGCGCGACCGTGTCGGCAGTGCCCCCGTGCGCGAGGATGCGCTGATGCGTGTCGAGCGTCTCGGCCCGCGTCGGCGGGCGTCCCAGCGTGATCACGGCGGTGGTGCGCGGCACGCCTGACCCGGCCTCCATCGCCTTGCCGCCCGCCGTGGCCGCTTGCCGGTTGAGCAGCGCCTGACTCGCGTCGGTCGCGCGCATGATCCGCAGCGACCCCTCATCGAGCGCGCGACTGCCCGCCGCGTCGAGCACGCTGCCGGTGACGACGGGCTGCTGCAGGCCGGGCGCGGTGTCGCCCTTGAACATCCCGACGCCCTCGACCACCTTGCCCGGCATCCCGCCGTAGCTCGCGAGGATCTGGTCGCGGCCCTGCGCGTCGTACTGCCCGCTGTCGGAGAGCGTGAGGTCGTGCAGGTCTTGCTTCAACTGCGCGGCGTCGGCGTAGTTCGGGTCGTGCAGTTCCTTCATGTGCCCGCCGCCGCGCTGCTTCGCCGGGACCGTCTCGCGGCTCATGTGGCCGTAGTTGCGCTCGATGGCGTCGGCGAAGTTCGGCACGATGTGCGCCTTCGCGATCTGCGCGGCGGTGGTGGGACGCCCGGTCTTTTCTGCCCGCGCCGCCAGTTCGGCCAACGCCACGCGCCGCTTCGCGCCGACCCACGCAGCGGCTTGCAGCCGCGACAGCGTCCACTCGCCCGCGTCTTTCGGGATGAGCGCCGCGAGCGCCGGGTCGCTCTTCGCAGCGGCGAGCGCCTTGTCGCTCATCCGGTCCATCCACTTGTGCTCTTCCGCCGTGAACCCGCGCCGCAGCGGCGTCCCGTCGGGGTTGATGTAGCCCCACGCCTCGCCCTGCCAGATGTCGTTGACCGGGCGCTCCGGCGTGTCGCCCGCCTTGAAGTCCCCACCCCGCGCAAGCGCGTCCCGAAACGGCCTGACCTTCAGCCCCGATGCGCCGCTGCCCACCTCGGAGAATACGTCGCCGATCTCGCGGCTCATGCGCGCCGGGAACCGCCCCGTCTCTATCGGCACGCCCGCTCGCGCCTGATTCACGCCCTTGAAGCCGAAGCCACCGTTGACGAGCACCTCGGTCGCCGGAGAGGTGAACGCGAGCGCCTCGGAGATCTGCCGCGCGAAGGCCGGGTCGTCGTTCGCGTGGAACATCACCGCGCGCCCGCCCTTCTCGTACCAGTCCCACCCGTCCTTCCCCTCCTTGACTAGCTGCATGTACTCCTTCAGCCGCGTGTTCTCATGCGAGCGCGAGGTCACGTCGAACGGCGCACCGGGCAGCGTCTTGGCGTCAGGGTCTTTCGAGCGGTGCAGGTCGCGCACGGTGCGGTCGGGGACGTACTCGCGCCCGGTGATCAGCGCCTGCATCTCGGCGGGCGCGATCTTGTCGCCCTTCGCCAGCCCCGCGCGGAGCGTGCCCACGACCTGCTGCGCCTCGGGCGAGAGATCGGCGGCACGCTTCGCCAGCATCCGGTCGGTCAGGTGCGCGGTCGGCTTGTGGTAACCGTCGAGCACCGGGAACGCCTGCGCGACCTCGTCCACGACCGAGGCTTTCGTCGCCGGGTCGAGCGTGTCGAGGTGCTCGGTGACCGCCTTGAGCCGCCCCGCAGCGGCCTCCTCGCGCAGCCCCTTCATCCCCTTGCCCGCCGCCATGCCGAGGCCGACCACGCCTGCACCCATACCCGCCGCGTTGAACACGGCGTTGCGCGTCTCGTCGTCGGGGATCAGACTCTTGGCGAGGTCGGTGTCCGCGAGCGCCGTGGACGCCAGCCCGATGGCCGGGCCGATGACCGCCGCCTTCCCCGCGCCCGCCAGCCCCTGCCCGACGCGGGTGGCGAACCCACCCGCCCGGCGGGCCGCAGGCGTCAGCGCCGCCGCCGCTTCCTCGGCAGCGCCCGCCACACCCCCGCCACGCAGCCCCAGCGCCCCTAGGGCGGTCTGGACGCCGCCGCCGATGACTTTGCCCGGTCGGCCCTCCTGCACGCCTTCTAGGCCCGTCTGGAGGCCCGCAGCGGCCATCGCCGCCGCCAGCCCCTTCCCGACCATCTCCGATGCCCCGGCGAGCTTCGTGCCCGCCGCCAGCGGGCGCAGCGCCTCGTCGCCGAGGAACGCGAGGTTGAGCGGCGAGGTCTGCTCGGCGATCAGGTTCGCCAGCTTCTGCAGATGCGGGTGCGTCGCGCCGAGGTCGGGCGCGTTCACCAGTTGCGTCTGCAGCCACTCCGGCAGGCGGCTCAGGCCCGCCGACGCGACCTGCGTGTTCGCGAGCTTGTCGTAGACGCGGCTCTCGGTCTGCGGGTCCAGCGGCGGCGCGGCCTCCTCGATGCTCTGGTCGATCTGATCCTGCTGCTGCAGCAGGCGCTGGTTGTGCTCGATGCCGGGGTCCACGCTGCCGCCAGCGCCGTAGACGGTGTCGGGGTTGGCCGACTCCAGCACGCCCGGCGTCACATCGCGCCCGTTGATGATGTTGTGGTGCTCGGCGTCGGCCTCGGTGGCGGTCAGGTCGGTGTGCCCGAGCGCGGACAGCCCGCCGTGGTTGAGCAGCGACAGTTCCAGCAGCGCCCGGCGCATCGCGGTCCCCAGCGCCGCGTTGGTGCCCTTCCGCAGGGCACTCGCCATCGCGAGCTTCGTCTTCGCCGACAGCAGGTTGTAGATCGGCGAGCGCATCACGCGCACCGTCACCGCCGCCGCTGCTGCGCCGCCCGCGCCGAGGCCGAGGCTTCCGACCAGCCCGTGGCCCGCTGCGTGCGCGGCATATTCGCCGCCGCCCACCCCGGCCAGCGTCGCCATCGAGCCGAACAGCCCGCCGCCCATGTGGCCGACGCGGCGCTCGGCGGTGCTCTCCGCCGCCTCGGAGAGGCGCTTCCAGAACGCAAGCTCGTTGCTCTGGTCGCGGACCTTAGTGCCCATCAGCGCGTCGCGCGTCGTCTCGACCTCGCCGCGTGCGGCCCGCATCGCGCCCTTCATCGACTCGTCGGCCATCGGGGAGAGGAACCCGCGCCCGTTCGCGCCCGAGACGATCTTGCCCCAGTCCTGCGCGAGGTTCCGCAGTTGCTGCGCGTTCATTTCCGGCCCGTACGATCGCACCGTCGCGGCGAGCTTCTCGATGCTGCTGCTGAACGCCGGGTCGGTCGAGACGAACTCGCCCGCCGCGTTGGTGTCGCCGAAGTTCATCCGCAGCTTGTCGATCCGTCGCGCGAGCGGCTCGGTCGCCATCCGCGTGCCGACGAGGTCGCCACTGATCACGTTGTCGATGTCGCCCATCGCTCGCGCGATGCCCTGCTCGGCGGTGCTCTGCGCCCCACGCGCGATGCCGCGCTGGATCAACTGGCCTTGGAACGCACGCGGGCTGGCCGTGCCGACCTGCGCCATCTCCGACCCGAGGCCGTTGGTCACCTCCTGCAGGCGGCTGGCCGCATCCTGCAGCACCGAGATATTCGTGTCCTTCGGGTTCAACGCGCCGCGCCCGGTGGCGAGCGACGCGCGGATCTCCTCCAGCGCCTGCTTCGACTCGGGCGCGAGGTTCACGACGGCCATGCCGTGCGCCTGCAGCAGGTTGTCGGCGGTTGAACGGATCTGATCGCGGATGCCCTTCAGCTTCGGCGCGATGTCGGGCTGCAGCCGCTGCGCGTACGCGGCGTCGAGCGAGACGCCGATGTTGTCGGCCTGCTGCTGCGCGTAGTCCACGATGCCCTGCAGCCCGCCGCCCTCGCGCCACGGCGCAGCCGCCGACAGCGGCACGTCGCGGATGATGTCCTGCGCGTTCTTGCCGACGAACTTCTTCCACGCCTCCTTGCCCGGCGCGATGACGCGCCCGAGGCTTTTCTCGGCGGCGCTCTCCAGAAACGGCGCAGCCCGCGACAGCACCGCCTCGCCGGAGCCGACCGCCGCGCCGCCGATGCCGCCTGCGACCGCGCCCGTCTCCGCGTCGTTGTCGAGCAGTTGCCCGTATAGCCCGCCCTTGCCGATGTTGGTGCCCGCCCAGTCCACGGTCTTCGCCAAGCCGGGCAGACCCTTGACCGCCGACGGCAGCGCCTCGGAGAGCGCAGGCAGGCCCGCCGCCTCGTCGCCCGCGACCATCGCCATGATGTCGGTGCCCGCCGCGCCAACGGACTGGCCGAAGTCACGCGGACTGAGAGCGCCGGTCTTCGTGAGCGCGTCGATCTTCGCGCCGATGCTCTCGGGGTCGTCGCCGCTGAGATACTGCTCGGCGTTGGGGTCGGGCGAGAACCGCGCGGCGAACCGCGTCGCGTTGAGCGGCACCTTCGCGGCGAGCGCGGGCACTTCCTTCGCCGCGCCGACGAGCAGGTTCAGCGGGTTCATCGGACGCGCGTACTTGTCGTACAACTGCGCCATCGTGCTGTCGGGGCCGTAGTTCGGATCCTCGGTCATCTTCGGCCCGGCCACCGACTCCAGCAGCCGGTCGAGCCACGACGCACTGGTGTCGTCCGCAGGCACGGTGACCGAGTCGGCCATCGACGGGATCCCGCTGGCCCGCACGTCCGACGGCCCCATGCCGCCGAAGCCGACGCTGATGTCGCCCTTCGCCATCTACAGTTCCTTCTTCACGTACTGCCCCGCCGCGTTCTTCCCGAGGATCTGGTATCGCTTGCCGTCGTTGGGATCGGTGATCACCATCCCCTTACCCTCGGGGTCCGTGACCACGCTCGACCCGGCCTGCGCGGGTGCCTTCCCCTGCGCGGCCTGCGCTCCGGGGATCAACGGACGCCCACCGCTCGCGCGAATCTGCGCGGGCGTGCCCGCAGGCGCAGCGGCCCCGCCCTCAAACGCCTGCACGCTGCCGGGGCGGAACATCTGCGTCTGCTTCTGCGCGGCCTCCTCGGCGGCGTCCTTCGCGTCGAGGTCGCGCTGCCACTTCGGGCGAATCGGATCGTGGGTGGACCCGACCCCCGGCAGCAGATAGGGCTGGGGCGGGATCTGCCGCGCTTCCAGTTGCGACTGGTAGCCGTCCATCAGCATCTCGGCCCCCGCCCGCGACGCCTCGTAGGACCGCTTGAGCACGTCGGCCATTTCCTGCCGCTGCTTCGGCAGCAGCGCCGTCCCGCTGAACAGTTGCGCCGCTATCGCCTGCGGGTTCGACACGCCCGCTCGCGCCAGTTCGATCCGCATACTTTCCTGATCGCCGACCCGCGCCGAGCCGGGATGCTTCGCGCGGATAAACTCCGCGATCAGCGTCTGGTCGGTGATGCCGTTCGGGTGCGGGTCGTTCATCGTCTGCAGGAACTGGTCGTAGAGGTTCCCCTGCGCCTGCGCCTGCACGAAGACCTTATTGCGCGACAGTTCGGCCATGCGGCTTCGCGCGAAGATGTCCTGCTGCGAGGTGATGCCGCCGCCCGCGTGCGCCTTCGCCAGCGCCTCTGCGGTCGTCGCGTCGAGGTAGCGGTTCGCCTTGCGTGCGTGCTCCAGTGCGAGCTTCTTCATCTCCTCCGACTGATCCTGCTCGGTGGCAACCTTGTTCCACTCGTCCTTGCGGATCTGCGACACCTCGGCGGTCAGCGGCTCGCGGCCCGTCCGCGCCCTGATGATCGCGATCTGATCCTGCACGTCGCTCTCGACCTTCTGCTCGATGGCCGAGGTCGTCGCGCCGCGCCCGGCAGACGGCGGCAACGCGTCGGCCAGTTCGCGCCACACCGACAGCGGCTTCGTCTCGCCGTCGATGCGGATCGCCATGTTGTCATCGAGCTTCGATTCATCGAACACCCGCCCGCTGTCCTTGGCCTGCTGGCGCATGGTGTCGATCACGGTCTTCAGCTTGCCCGCGAGGTAGTCCTTCCGCCGCGTGTCCGCGCCGACCTCGACGCCCTTCCACGCGTCCATCACGTTGACGCCCTGCTTGGCGTAGATCGCCTCCTGCGACTTCAGCCACGCGAGGCCGTCAGCCGGGTTCGCGAACGACTTCGCCTTCTCGGCGAGCGACGCGATGATCGACGTGTTGTGCTCCAGCCGCTGCTGCTCGTCCTGCCACAACTGGTGGTCCCGCGCGTAGCTCTGCTGCGCCTGCTGATACTTCCGCAGGCCGCGCTCCTTCAGGTCCGCGTTGTAGGCTTGGTTCCCCGCGTTCGCGCCCTGCAGCACCGCCGCTGCTGACTCCTTGCCGCCGGTCAGCCCGGCGATCAGCGCGGCGATGCCGGGCATGACGCCCTGCATGATGTTGCGCGTGCCGCTCGGGTGCAGCGTGCGTTCATCGAGCGGATCCGGGGGACGCGGCGGCGGTGTGTAGCCGGTGCTGACGGGCGTCACGCCCAGCGTGTATTGCCCCGCGTCCGCGTCGCCGCTGCCGGTCATCGCCGACGGTCCCGCGCCCAGCCCCAGCGACTGCTGCAGGTCAGGCCCGAGGCCCGCCGCCGCCGACCCCGCGTTGGGGCCGTCGTAGTTCGGCTCCTCGTCCATCGGCGCGGTGCCGCCCGCCCCGCCCGCGCTGATCGCCGACGCGATGGCGGCGAGCGGACTGGACGCGCCCGGCCCGGCAAGCTCCGACAGATCCGGCATCGCGGTCGGTTCCATCGAGGCCATGCCCGGCATCGCGTACGGCGACTGCGGCTGCAGGAGCGCCTGCAGCGGGTTCGGGTTGCCGAGCAGTTGCTGGAAGTTGTCCATCGGTCGCGCCTACGAGAAGACCTGACCCCAGTTGATGTTGTTCGCGACGCCCGCGCCGATCTGGCCCGCCGCGCCCCAGATGGCCGCGTTGCGCTGCGCGTTGGCCTGCGCCTGCGCGATCTGCTGCGCGTTCATCTGGCTGTACTGGCCGAAGAGCGACTGACTCGTCGGCCCGCCCGCCAGCGTCTGCTGCAGCGCCTGCATCCGCGCCTGCGTCAGCGCGTTCGGCAGCGCCGAGGTCTGCAGCAGGTCCGCGCCGCGCTGGTTGTCGTCCAGATACTGCTGCCGCCGCAGCGACGCCATCGTGGTCGCCGCGTTGAGGCCCAGCCCCTGCTGCCCTTGGATCGCCTGCAGCACGTTGCCGAGGATGCTCGCGCGGGTCGCCTGCCACTGGTTCGCCAGCGACGCGTTGCTCGTCAGTGCGCCCTGCTTCTCGGAGGTGTCGGCCAGCCCCGCCTGCTGCAGGTTGCCCGACATCCCGACCGCCGCGTCGCGCCGCCGGTTGCGCTCGTCGGTGACGTACTGCAGGAGCGCCTGCTGCTGCCCGGCTCGCGCCTTCTGGTAGCCCGCGCTCGTCTCCGCGCCGAGCGCCTGCGCGACGCCGCTCGATGGCGCGAGGCCACGCGACGCCATCTGCTGCGCGTTCTGCTTGTACGCGTCATCGCGCGAGAGCGCGAGCGAGTCGAAGAACCGCGCCTTCAGCGCCGCCTCGTCCGACGACGAGAACGGATCCTGATTCAGTTCCTTCATCCGGTTCTGCGTCGCCGTCGCGAACTGCGCGGTGTAGGGGTTGTCGAGCACCTTCGCTTGCGCGGCGCTGCCGCCCGCCGCGCCCGCGAGCGCCGCGAGGCCCGCGTTGAAGCGCGGGTCGGGCTGCAGGTAGCTGCCGAGCGTGCTGGTGATGTCACCGTAGCTGGGCGCGGCCTGATTCAACTGCGTCATCCGCTGGTTCCACGCGGTGTTGATCGGCTGCGAGGTCGGGTCGTCAAAGAAGTTCCCGAACGGACTGGTGTCCGGTTGGGCGCTGGCGCTGCTCGTTGACGGTGCGCCCCACCCCGCCATCGGCGACGGCGCGTAGCTCGGAGGCGTGTAGCTCGGCGACGACCCGCCGTACTGCGCGGGCGGGCCTCCGGGGTTGTAGTAGGGCGAAGGGGACGCCATCGAAACCTCCTACGTGAGATACGGCGGGCGCTGCACCGCCGCGTTCATCGCGCTCTGCGCGGCGGGCGCGCTGTTCTGCAGCCACTGCTGGTACTGCGGATCCCGCTTCATGTAGCTCGGCAGCATCCCCGCCTGCTGCGACAGCAGCAACTTCCGCAGCGGCGACTCTTGCTGCATCTGATCCTGCTGCTGCTGCAGGAGCGCCGTGAGCGCCTGATTCATGTCCATCGACCCGCCTCCACTCCCGCCCCGCGTCGCAGCATACAGCCCGGCGACCGCAGGCGCGACGACCGCGCCCGCCTTCATCACCTTCTTCGCCGCCGTCTGCGCCCCGGTCTTGGCTGCTTGCTTTGCCAACGTCTCCCCCACCGTGGTTGCCGTCCCCGCGCCCGCCGTGCCCGCTGCGGCAGTGCCCGCCCCCGCCCCAAACGTGCCCGCTGGCACGCCGATGGTCGGGGCCGCGCCGAAGCCGGAGCCGAAGACGAGATCGCCCGTCGCCCCAAGGCCCGTGCTGCCGCCCGCCGACGCCGCCGAGGGCAGGATGACGCCTTCCGGGGTCATCGCCAGCCCGGTGCCTGCGCCGCCGAGGCCCGCTGCCGTGCCGCCCGCTGCGCCTGCCCCGCCCCACGCCCCGCCGCTGCCCATCGCCACGGGTGCCCAGCCCGCAGGCAGCGCCGCCGCGCCACCACCCGCTGCCGCGCTACCACCGCTCGCTGCTGCGCCGCCGGTCGCTGCAGCCCCACCATACGCGCCCGCCGCGAGCGCCCCGAGCGCGAGGCCACCAGCGGCGAGGCCGAGGCCCGCGCCGCCGTAGGCCGCTGCGTTGTTGAGGCCCGTGTCGAACTTCTCAAACGCGGTCGTGTTGACGATGTTGCCCTGCGAGTCGTACTTCTTCCCCGGCGGGAGCTTGCCCCGGATGATGTTCCAGATCGGGCCAGAGGTGTCTTGCGTCGGCGCTCGTCGCGTGTCGGGCGCTTGCATCGCGGCGATGAACTTCGCCCGGCCCTCCGGCGTCCCGCTGGGCGAGCGGTCGTAGATCGCCCCCAGTTCCTCGGACGACTGCGGCGCGACGTGTTGCGTCGCCGGGTCGATCCACCCCTGCCCCGGCGTGATGTTGCGGTTCGGCCCGTAGGCGATGATCGGCGTGCCGCCGCCCATCGGATGCGACGCGCCCGAGTGCGGGTCGAACGCCATCGTCGGCCCGTTGTCATCCAGCCAGACGATCTGCCCCTGCGCGTTGTAGCCGTAGGCCATCAGACCTCCAGCGCGACCATGAAGGGCGCGTTCGCGACCGACGACGCGAGGTAGATCCGGTTGGTGTCGGCGGCACGCGTGACGCGCAGCGGCACGATCTGCGCGCCGACGATCCGCACCGGCAGCACTTGGATCATGTTGTAGGGCACCGCCGCCAGCCCATGCACCATCGAGAACTCCGTGTTCGCGACCGCCGCCGTGACGCCGTCGAAATAGTACAACTGCAGGTTCTCGGCGCGGCTCGATGGATCCGGTCGCCCGAGCCGCAGGTTCGTGAGCACGTACTCAAACGCCAACTGCAGCGCCTTGCGCTGGTCGGCTGGGAACCCCGCGAGCACCTGATTGACGTAGCTGGTCTGCGCCATCGTCAGCGGCTCAGTTAATCGCGAAAAAGAAAGAGGGTGTGATGCGCGGGGCCTGCCCAATCGTCCACAACGTCGAGGCGTTGGGATGGCAGTAAACATCAATGCGGCCAATGCCCGCTGAATACACCGCCATCCCGATGATGGAGTTGGCCGCGCTCCCGGTGTGCAGCCACACTGGAAATTGACGGCTCCCGCCACCTGTGGCGGGCGTGATGGCGGCTGGTAGCGCGACGCGGAGCGAGGTGCTTGCGGTCCCGCCCAGAATGGCTCCAGAGATGTCCATCTCCACGAAGGCAGTTTTCCCAACAATGGAATAGCGATAGAGCGACACGTTACCGGCGGCCACAGCCCATGTCATCGCGCCGCTGCCGGTGTAGTCCGCCGCGTTGAACGGCACGTTGGTCCAGTCGCCCAGCGCCGCCGCCCGTCCGCGCTCGCGGATGCTGCCGTCGTTTTGCACTTGGAACAGCACGTTAAAGCTGCGCGGGTTCGGCCCGACGGGCGCGTTGTAAAAAATGAGGCGACCGGTCTGGGGCTGGAGTTGTAACAGCGCGGAGATCGCCGCCACGTCATCAGCCGTCCACACTCCACCGGGGTAGTCCGCGTTACTGGTGAGGTTGACGTTGCCGCTCACGTCGCTATTCAGCCGGACCTTCGAGAGTGCGCCGCCGCCTTGGTTGTCGTCCAGCACGAGCGTCGGGTTCGTGCCGGAGACGGTCAGCGGGTTCGACGCCATCTGCGGCGGCGGCGGGCCGACGATCAAGCTCTGCTCGATGGCCGCGATCTCGTCCTGCAGCGCGTTGATGTGCTGCGCGAAGACGGTCTGGCCGTCCGAGCGGGCCGGGAAGACAACGGGAGTCGTCGGGTAGCTCGCCATCAGTTGAACCCTCGCATCTGCGGTTCAGGCCGCACGCCGATGGCGTAGGTGAACCACTTGAACAGCCCGATGCCGACGTAGGTCGCCCGCAGCGTGATCGCGTTGCCCTCGGCGATCAGCGGCAGCATCGACGTGAAGTACTTCCGCTGCCGTCCACTGTAGCTCGCGATGCCGTAGATCCCCGTGCCGTAGAGCGAGACGCCCGCCCCCGCGACATCGATCAGCAGGTTCGCCACGGACGAGTCGTCCACCATGACCTCGATGTTGAACGTGCCCGAGGTCGGGCGATACTCGCCGAACAGTTCGATGAACCGCGCCCACCGCCGCGCGGCAGGCAGCAGCGCCGGGCCTTCGTAGTAGCACGTCATCGGCTGGCCGTCTTCGCCCGCGTTGGGGATCGACTCTTCCGCCAACTGCCCCGCGTCGAGCTTCCACGTCCAGAGCCGCCCCGCATCGCCTGCGCTCGCCTCGCGGCCATCCCACGGGATGTAACCGCCGATCTTCCGCGTCGTGCTCGTCCACGCGCTCGTCCCCTCGGCGGCTTTCGTGCGCGAGAGGTCGAGCACCCACTCGCCCGGCACCGACACGTCGTAGAGGCGCGGCACCGAGACGCGCACCTCCTTCCGCTGCGGGTGATAGCAGATCGCGATCCGCTGCATATCCGTCGGCGCGACGTGGGTCATCATGTCCTGCCACGCCGTCCAGATGTCGTCCGACAGCAGCGAGTCGCTCGCGCCGTCGAAGAGGTAGACGCCGCCGTCGCTGCCGTGTAGCACGCCCGCTTCGATCTGGTAGACCGCACGCGGGCCGAGCGCCCCGGCCACCGCGCCCGCGCTGGGGCGCACCTCAAAGTCGAGCGAGGTCTGCCCGATGATCAGGTAGACCCCAGTGTTGCCGAAGACGATGAGCGTGTCGCCGAGCGCGATGAGCGCGGTGATGCGGTCGCCGCGTTCAAACGGGATGTCGAGGTAGTAGAGGCCCGGCCACGCCTGCGGCAGGAAGATCTCGCTGAACCAGATGCGGTTCGTGATCGCCGCGTCGCGTGCCCACCAGCGGTTGCGCCAGACGACGCCGAAGCTGAACGCGCCGGGCACCGTGTTCTTCGTCGGCAGTTCGACGCCGTCAGGGAAGAACGTGCTCGGCGTCGTGATGTCGAACGTCGTCGTCGCGTTAGGCACGCCCGTCGTGCCGACCTTCCGCAGCACCGACTCGCCCGCCGTCACGTTGCGGCAGTAGACATACTTCGTATCGACCTGCGGGTCGGCGCTCACCGCCATCGTCACGCGGATCGTGAGGTTGCCCGCCGTCGGCGCGATGGACGCGACCGGCGAGCCGCTGCTCTCGTAGGTCAGGCCCGCGTCGGCGAACGTGTAGGCGACCTCGTAGGTGTTGCCCGCGACGAGCGTGCCGCCTGCGACCAGCGCGACGCCCGGCGCAGCGGCAGGCGCAGCGATCCCCATGCGCGTCCACGTCGTGCCGTCTTCGCTCTTCTGCATCGACCCCTGCCCGTCGAACAGCGCGACGAGGTTGCGGTCGTAGACGAAGAAGTGCTCGTTGACGGTCGAGCGGCCCGAGAGCACCGCCGCGCCCCAGACGCCCACATCGCTCGGCTTGAAGACCTGCCCGTTGTAGCTGGCGAGCAGGAACGTGCCCGCGACCATGTAGATGCGCCGCCCGCCCTGCGGACGCAACGCCCCGAGGCTGGTCGTGCTGCGCGTCTGCCAGCCGGGGAACGGTTGCCACGCGCCGGGTTC